ATCTGGCTACACTCCTCCTTACGAGGGTGCCTGTATGGATGTGATCCCTGCTATTGCTATGGCAGTGGATCCTATCCAAGCTCGCCTCTCTCAAGCGATCTTCAAGGCTGATCCAGTCTATCGTCTGAAGCCTCTCCGGAAGAAGTGGACGGAGAAAGCTCCTTCGATTGAGATGTTCGTGGACTTCTATCAGAAGAACAAGCTGCATCTCCGTGAGGTCGTCGGTCCACGACTCTTCGAGTTTGCCAAGCACGGAACCATGGTTTTGAAGACGATCTATGATCGTGAGACCTACTCCGTTAAGACCTACGATCAGGGCTGGAAGGTAGTCAAGAAGGATGTGACTCGCTTCCGTGGTCCAAGAGTGGTCGGCATCCCGCTGAACTACTTCTTCTGTCCTGCGGTGTATCAGGATTCGCAGAAGTCTCCCTTCGTGATGGAGCGTCAGATCGTAACCTATAACGATCTGATGATCGCTTTCAAGTCGGGGAAGATTGATGACTGTAAGGATCTTGAGGGAAAGGAGACGATCTCTCGTGATGTGTTGGAGATTCAACAGCAACAGTCTGCGAATCAGCAGGAGACGATCCAGCAGAGAAAACTCTACTTTGAGGTCTGGGAGATTTGGTGTAAGTATGACATCGATGGAGATGGGGTTCCAGAGAATCTGGTGCTCTCCTATGACTATCTGAACCGGAAGTTCCTTCAGATTCGCTACAACTGGTACTTTAGTCAGCGTCATCCTTACACGCTTGTCCCTTACACCGTTGCCAACTCCACTTGGATGGGTCTGGGACTGTGTGAGATGATCCTTCCGTTCCAAGATCAGCTTACGAATTGGCATAGAATCGCGACTGATAACGCGTATCTAGCCAACATTCGTATGTTTATTGCTCGAACGGATGCGAAGATCGAGAACAAACCGAAGCTCTTCTCTGGTCGAGTGTTCAGAGTTGACGAGCCGACGAAGGATCTTATCCCCTTTGCTGCTGCAGACATCTATAACAGTACCCTCTCCGAACGCCAGAACACCTTCGGCATGGTAGAGAAGCGGACTGGTGTGTCTGACTACCTGACTGGCCGTGAGTCTCCAATCCTTGGCTCCCGAGCGACAGCCACCAGCACGATGGCGCTGATCGCGGAAGGCAAGGGCCGTGTGGAAGAGGTTCTGGCAAACATCAGGACTGGCATGGCGGAAGTGCTGGAGAACTGCTTTTCCATCTGGGTGCAGTATGGCCTCGACGCCATCGAAGATATCACCTTCGGAGACGATAAGGTTGCACAGGATGTGAGGGATTTCTTCAACTCTGTGGGTATCGAGAACGTCAATGGCTCGCTCGGCATCGACCTGAGCGCCACTGATGCCTCGAACTCTCGTGTCGCCCAGCAGCAGATGCAGCTTCAGATCATTCAAGTCCTCATGGGGTACTACGAGAAGCTCGTGGGTGTGGGACAGATGGCTATTCAGGCACAGGCTCAGATGCCTCAGCTGTCTGAAATGCTTCAGGAGATCATGGCATCGGCTCGTAAGATGTTCGTGAACCTCCTCCAGACCTACGACATCCGTAACCCAGATGCATATCTACCAGATTTGGAGAAAATCTTCAATGTCAATGCCACAGGACAGGGACAGCCAGGAGCGCTTGAAGGACTCGTTGGAGCTATTGCGGGACAGCAACGGGTTCCGGTGGCTGGTGGGAGAGGTCCAGCAGTACCAGTCCCAGCAACTCCAGGCTCTGGTGCGGGAGGAGTCGCTCCAGAAATGCCCCCTATGGCAGGGTAAGGTGACAGCGTGTAAATTCGTGCTCGAACTCGTGGATACGTCTATCAACGAGCTTAAGTCCACACTTGGAGAGTGACCCAATGACCATCCCAGGTAGTTCCGTAACAATGGATGAGATTGGAGAACATCTTGCAGCTACCACAGCTGATGCTGCTTCTACCGATCTCGCCGCGATCAAGCTAGAGGGTGACAATGTTCCTGCAGAGCTCCGTGGGAAGACCGTCGCAGAACTCCTTCGTGATCGTGAAGTGCTTTCCCAGTCCGTGCAGATTGCGAACAATGCTCGACTTGCGGCCGAAGCTGCAGCGAAAGCTGGGGCAACAGCTACTCCGCCTGCTGCTCCTCCGCTTCCTCCTGCCCTTCCTCGTCTGACGAAGGAGCAACTCGCGGAGAAGTTCGAGACTGATCCGATCGAGGCAGTGGCCTATATGCAGGAGATTGCTATCCAGGACGCTTCTCAGCAGTTCGAGCGTCGTTTTGGATCGCTTACGCATAGCGCTGCTACCACGGCTGAGGCAGAAGCTCGTAAGCTCTATCCAGACGAGTTCGCACTATTCGGGGATGAGATCAAGACGATCACTAACGGTGTGCCGGATAAGAATATTCTAGCCAATCCGGAAGGTTGGAAGCTGATTGTGTCAACTGTCCGTGGAAAGCCTGATAACTTTGAGAAGATCATCGAGGTTCGGGCGAAGAAGGCTGCAGAAGCGGCTGCTCGTGCCGCTTATGATGGACAGGATGGTGCTGCTGGTACGTCATTCTCGACCTCTACAGTTCGTCCTATCTCGTCTGCTCCTAGTGCTGGCGGCGATCAGGGTGACTTTGGTCTTGCTGCTGATGAAAAGCACGTTGCTGACGTCATGGGGATGAGTTACAAAGACTACGCTCACTGGAAGAGGATCGGTTAATGGCAAACTCAGCGATTGAAGCAATCAAGGCGAAGCTGGCAGCGCAGGAAGCTCAGAATGTCCCTGGCGCGCCCTCGCGTACGCCGAAGGAACGGATGCTCGATGCAAGTTCTACACAGGCTGCTTTGGGTGATGAAGCGCATGTGCGCTGGCTGAACCTGAAGAATGCTGACAAGGTAGCTATGAGGCAGGCAGAAGGGTACGTCCGCGTTCCAGAGTCGGAAGGCGGTAAGGCGCTCGGAGATGAGATGGCGACCTTTGCTGTCTCTCGGAAGACGCATGATGCCAGAGTCGCGGCACAGGAAAATGAGAACAAGCGCAGGCTTGTGTCTCACAAGACCGACATGGAGAGGCTTGCAGAGAATACAGCGCGTATTCTCAAGGATCAGCATGGCATCTCCGTAAACCCTGAACGACTATTCCGCGACGAAGGAGAGTAAATGGCTTCAACTTTCAAGCCCCAGATCAGCGGAGATCTCTCAGGCTATCCGACCGTCCGTGAGTTTGGTGTCACGGCAGCGGAAGCTTTTGAGGTTGGTGAGCTGGTCTACATGGATGTCAACACTGGACTGATTCTGGTCTGTGGTGCTGACCCGTCCCTGATTGCAGGCATCTCGGGTGCTGCGGCTGCTTTCGGCCTCGGTACGCAGTGGCCTGGTAACATCTACGATGGTGTGACGATCCCTGTCTCCCTCCTGAACTCGAACACGCTAGTGTTCATGTCCTCGACGACGACTCCGCTCATCACTCATCGTGGTAATGCTTATGGTGTGGCAAAGGTTGGCCATACCTGGCAGGTTGACACCTCTGATACGAGCAACACTCGTGTCGTGGTGGTGGACATCTACAACACCCCGCAGCAGGAAGGATTCCTTGTGAAGTTCCTGGCTGCCAACCTTCAGTTCGATGCAGTCGCATCGTAAAGGAGAACAACCATGCCTCCGATGAATCGTGGTGGGTTCTCCTACCTGATTGTTCCAGGGTTCCGTAAGATCGTCTTCGAGACCTATAAGGAGCGGCCCATTGAGGGGTCGAAGCTGACCAATAACAACACCTCAAAGCGGGCGTATGAGGAAGATTTCCCGATCGCTGGGTTCGGGACGCTGCAGTCCAAGCCTGAAGGTGGTCCGATTATCTACCAGGATGGCATCCAGGGTAACAAGAAGCGTTACACTTGGACGACCTATGGTCTGGCGTATCGGATCACGCAGGAGATGTATGACGACGATCTCTATGGCATCATGGGAGGTCGGTTCGCCAAGGCGCTTGGCCGTTCTGCTCGGAACAATGAGGAGATCATCCGTCACGCGCCCTTCAACAACGCCTTCAGCACGTCGTATGCGGGCTTCGAGGCGGGTGTTTCGCTGTGCAGCACGTCCCACACGACCCTGCGTGGTGCAACTATCGCTAACCGTCCCGCGACGGATGCAGACTTCGGTCTGATTCCGCTCCAGGCGGCTATCGAGCACTTTGCAACCCTCACGGATGAGGCAGGGATTCCTGCTCTCTTCATCCCGCGCAGGGTGATTCATAATCCTGGCGACCGTTGGCTCGTCGCTGCCGTGCTGAAGAGCCAGTTCCTGCCTGGTGGTAACCTCAATGACGTCAACCAGATGTCGCAGGAAGGTCTGGTGGGTCACGAGAGCCACTACCTGACTGATACCGATGCGTGGTATCTCCAGTGCGACCAGCATGATGTGAACTACTTCGATCGCCGTCCGTTCACATTCTCGAACTTCGATGATTTCGATACAGGTGATGCCAAATTCAAAGGAACTCGCAGAAATGGGAGTGGCTTTGGAGATTGGCGTGGTATCTACGGTTCGAGTGGAGCGTAAACAATGACTCTCAAGACGGCAAACACTGGTGGCGCTCTCCCGATGCCCGTAAGGGGCGTCATTGGGGCGTACACAGGCACGCTGGGGCGTCCTGCTCGTGGTAATGAGCCAGGAGTTCTCGCTGGGGAGCCCGCTGGCGTGGCACTTAGCATGCTGATCAAGGACAGTTGGACGAATCCAGCGACTGCAAGCACGACTGCGTATATCAGTACTGCTCTAACGGGTGCGACTTACCAGCCGAACAACAGTACCGTAGTCACTGCTCGTGGTGCGAGCTGGGATGGTACGCTTGGATCGACTGGTAAGCCTCCACATCCGAGGAACGTCGTAGTCACGACCACGCACAGTTCGGCTGTGGTGGCATGCACAGTGACTGTGACGGGTAAGGATCTATATGGTCGTACTATCACGGAAGCTTTCACGGTCTCCGCTGGCGGTACGAGCCAAACTAACACCGGCACGACGGCTTTCTGGCAGGTGGACAGCATTACGATTGCGTCGGCCAGCAATTGCACTGCGAACTCCACCCAGCTCGGAACTGGCGCGGTGCTCGGTCTTTCTATGCCCAACGCAGTTGCTTCTGCTGTGAAGGAGATTGCCGCTGGTAGCGTTGTGACCAATGGCGTCTTTACGGCGATGAGCACGTCTGCCAACGCTGACAAGCGTGGCACATATGCTCCGAACAGTGCTCCAGACGGTTCGCGAGACTATACCGTGTGGTATATCTGCGACGATCCTTCCGCGTTGTAAGAAGTCCAACATTGGACAACTAACATGGCACACAGACAGATTGTAATGCTCGCTTGTGTTGAAGATCACACAACTCCGAGAGTTCGGGTAAAGGATGACTTCTCCGCCGTGTTGGTATCAGGGTTGGGGGAGGGAGATGAGGTCCGTATGGTAGACGATCCCCTTACGAGAGAAGTCGTTTTGCTAGCCGGCGTCACTCCCTTCCCTACCCCCCGTTCAGCGTTCGTGAGGTTTCAGAAGGTTTCGGGAACCTCCCCGAAGCCAACTTCAGTTGAAATCCACAGAGGTAGCTAATGGGACTCATCACCGAAACTCTCGGTACATTGACTATCTCTAGCGGCGCCACTGAATCAAACACGCTAGGTAGTCGATTGTCAGGTGGTCAGCTAAAGACGGCACTTGGGTTTCTTGATGCCGTAAGCATTTATACTCCGCAGGGTCTCGCGGAAGATGTTGAGATTCAGCTTTCACCTGTGGAAACTCCATCATCGACAGATTGGCGGAATTATGGCTTGATCGACACTGGTCTGGCCCTCGACATTCTGACGGAAGCTCTGGATGATCTGCAGGATGAATCTTCCGTGGTTCTCGAAACTGAGAGCACTGCCCAGGGTGGCGTGACTACCCTTGAAGATCTATCGTTCAGGGATCTGCGACTGGTAGCAAGTGGCGCAGTCGCGGCTGACCGAGCGTTTATCTTGCTGGGCAAGCTTCTCATCGCAGATTAACGACTCTCAGGAGTAACACATGCCTAAGATTTCAGCACTTCCAGCTATGGTCGCAGGGGATCTCACCACTGCGGACTTGCTGTGTGTTGTGGATAGCACTGGGCCGACTACGAGGAAGAGCACGGTAGACATCTTCCGCGTGGATTTCATGGCTGGTGTGGGAATGACGGCTACGCCGTTGAATGGAGTGACCAGCATCACCACGACGCTTGGCGTTGGTGTTGGTGCTGCCACGAGTACAAGTAAGGGTCTGAACGTTTCTGGCACGACTGCCCTGACCGCTGGTACGAGTCAGTACGGAGCGTTCATTGATCTTACGTTCTCATCTGCGAGCACGACTGCTGGGTATGGGATCTACGTCAAGCCCACGACGGCAGCTGCAGCGTTTACGCAAGTAAACACGTATGGCATCTATGTAGATACTGCTACGATTGGTGCAGGCTCCGCTATCACCAATCAGTACGGTATCTACATCAACACTCCATCCGGTGCAGGCACGATCAACCGTGCGCTGTATATCGCTGGAGGTGGTGCGCTGATTGCTGCGGGTGGGTTGCAGATTACGAATGGCAATATAGGCTTGGGAACAGCTGCAGCGGCTTCAGTTGGTATCTACATGCTTAACGCCATTCTTACTGCGTCAGGTAATACGAGTACAGGTATTTTGATTACGCCCACGATGGATTCTACCACTACGACAGCTGGTAGAGTGATGTACAGTCAGCTTGTGACTGCCACAGCCGCTTTCACGATGGTGTCAGGCTATGGTCTGTACGTTGACACTCCCTCCAAGGGAGCTGGCTCAGCGATCACGACTGCCTATGGCATCATGGTGAAGGCGCAGAGTCAAGGTACTACCAATAACTATGGAATCTGGGTGGAGAGTCCTAGTGGTGGTGCTACGAACAATGAGGCTGTTCACATCGTACCAGGAAAGTATGGCGTTCGTGTTACTGGCACGTCGATCTCTACTGCTACGGCAAAGTATGGATATCTTTCTGACATCACACATGATGCTAATGTAACTGCAGGATATGGGTTCTATGCCGCTGATGCGGTAGGGGCGACGGCAACTACCCTTGGGGGTATCTACGTTGGTCAGACGACTACAGCAGCCGCCTTCACTCTCACCAATCGTTATGGTGTCTACATCGACAACATAGCGAAAGGCGCTGGCAGCACGATTACGAATGACTATGGGCTGTACATCGTAGGCCCGACGCAGGGTGGTACTACCAACATTGGTGCTTTCATCGGTGCTGGTGGTGTTCAAGTCTTTGGTGGTAATCTGATTGTATCCAATGCTGCTGGGCCACAGACTAATATGGGTATTGCTGTCGGTGGTACACAGTTGGTTGGTACTAGTCAGTATGCTTTCCAGGCTAATCCTACTTTCAGCTCTGCGTCGACTACAGCGGGTTATGGTTTGTACCTTGGAGCCACGACTGCTGCTGCTGGGTTTACCCATACAAACCACTATGGTGTTTACATCGACGCAGTCGCCAAGGGTGCAGGCTCGACGATCACGAATCGCTATGGTCTCTACATCGTCAACCCGACTGATGGTGGCACGCTGAATCGTGCTATCTTCATCAGTGGCGCTGCGGCCATTGTGGACAATCAGGGCAAGTACACCGCTCTGAGTGGCACCGCTGTTCCTGCTACCGCTGGTGCTGTGGCTGCAGGTGCTCCATTCACTGGCAACTCGAACGGCATGACGATTGAGTGGACGACTGATGCTCCGACGCACACGAGGCCGAAGGGGTCACTCTGCCTGAACCTTGGTGGTTCGAGCACTTCCACTCGTGCGTACATCAACACTGATGGTGCTGGAACGTGGACTGCTATCACTACCGCAGCGTAAGAGGGCTGTCCTTCTTACTTCTTTTTTCTCATGAGGGTTACCATGAAGCTCACGAACAAGCAGATTCAGAACATCGTTGGCGGGACTAATCGACTTTCGGAAGAGATCAAGGCTGGCCATCTGCGTCTGGAGTATGGGACTACGCTGGCAGTAGCGATCCTCAAGAAGAAGCTCGCACCTCTGGCGGAAGCTTTCGCGGAGACCAGAGATGCTCTTGTGGAAGAGTACTGCATGCGGGACGCAGCTGGCCAGAAGAAGAAGATCCCTGCTACCGAGTTCTTGCCGGAACAGTGGGATCTCGGCGAGAATAAGGTGAAGTACGAGCAGGACATCAAGGGTCTGTTCCTGACCGTGATTGAAGTCGATCGCCTTGAACCTCTCCCGCTGGCTTCGTTCAAGATCAAAAAGGTCAAGGGTGCTGATGGGAAGGAAGAAGATGGAGACATTGATCCTGACATCCTGTTCCTTCTTACCCCCTGGCTGGTGATCGAAGCGTAACAAGCTGGTTTACATTGAGGAGGATTAGATGAGTACTTCCTGCGTCACGCCTACCTACACAGAGACAGAGCCGACGTATGGAATCTTCGCACCTAATCCTCCTCCGTGTATTCCAGATGCCGTGACTCAGTTTGTCACTCTGGAAACTGAAGATTCGCTGTATATCCTGACAGAAGGGAACGAACAGATCGAACTTGAGGAGGACTAAGTGAATCTTCAAGAACTGCGAGCAAAGCTTCGAGAGAAAGTAGGAAATCCGAGTGTGGCTGAGGTTCCAGACACTACACTGGATGCCCTGAATAACGAAGCCTACGAAGAAATCCATGATAAGTACGTCTTTCACAAGGCTCGGAAGATTGTAACCTTTCCGACGGTTGCATCTTCAGAGCTCTATCAGGTGCCGGCTGACTGTCTGGCTGTGTTCAGTGTGTGGAACACTACGGCTAGCCATCAGCGGAAACTGGAAAAGAAAGACGAGAACTGGTTGGCTACGCAGCAGGATGCAGAAGATGGAGATCCTCTTGCGTACGTCGTTCAGCGTGGATGGATTCAGTTGGTTCCTACACCAGATGCCGTCTACACGATGCGTCTAATGTACAAGAGCCACTACACTGCGATGACGCTGGACACAGACACTCCTGTGATTCCACTCTCTTGGCATCCAGGAATCTGGCGTCTGGCGAGATTCAACTACTGGGATCAGAAGGGAGACCTTGCCAAGGCTCAGTGGACTAACGGTGTGTGGAAGCAGTGGGTGGTAGACAAGCCGGATGAACTACAGGAAGAGTACCAGATGGATAACACAGAGGGCGTCGTGATGCCGTCCCTGATCAGATCGTCCTCGGAGTCCACCGTGAATAGTCAATCACTATGGGACAGGGAATAGGCACATGACTGTAGGCAGACCTGATACTTTGACATTCAAGTGGTTGTCCGGACTGCTTGTAACGGTTGTTCTGGGGTTTCTTGCCTTTTGGGCTAAGGACCTATCAGGACAAGTACAGGATATGTCAGATCAAATTACCGTACAGGGAGCGGCTCTTTCTAACATACAAGGAGAGCTTCCTCAGATCAACGCTCGGTTGAAGCGCATTGAAGACAACCAGGACGCCGTTGCTCGTAACCTCGCAAACAGAGACAGGACACGCTAATGCCTACGTTCGGTGCAGCCTCGAAAGAAGAACTTGCAACCCTCCATCCAGACCTTCAGTTGGTTCTGGAAGACGCGATTCAGTACTTCGACTTCAGCATCGTCGAGGGCCATCGGGGAGAGGCTGCACAGAACAAGGCATTTCAGACAGGGAAAAGTAAGCTTCCGTGGCCTAAGGGTAATCATAACAAGACGCCCTCCACGGCGGCAGATTGTGCTCCATATCCGATAGACTGGAGTGACGAGGCAGATGCTGTTAGACGGTTCTGCTACATGGCAGGCTTCATTATGGCATCTGCTCGCCGGCTAGGAATTCCGCTTCGATGGGGAGCAGATTGGGATAAAGATGACGATCTGAGAGATGAGAAGGGAAAGCTTCGAGACTTCCCACATTTCGAACTGATGGAGAAGTAACATGGCATACACGAATACCTGGAATGAGTCCGTCCCAGTTGGAGGGGACGCTGCGAATACGGCAGATGATTGGCTGAGAGTAGCGAAGGTAGATATCAGAGAGCGCTGGAATAGTATGATTGGTGTGCCTATTGGCACGGCTTTGTCAGATCCAATCATACCCGCCGCTGCAGGTTTGACAGTAGTACGGTCTCTGAGCCTTTTCATCCCTGTCTGGGACATGAGCTGGACTCCTGGAGCTGGCACGCTTCTAGGCCCTGGCAATAACACTTCTGCAGGTCTCGATGTTGTGCAAGCTACTCATACTGCAGCGTATTTCAAGTTGGGATTAGCTCTTCCGATTGGTGTGACTCTGGGTCAAGTACGAGTCAATGTGAATCAAGCTGGTGGTACATTGACTTATGCAGGCAGAAACTCCAAACGCTTGAATACTGCTACAACGGTTACAGACATCACAAGTTGGAGTGGAGCAGGTGTTACAGGAGTGCTTGAACTAGATGGAAGTTGGAACAGTGAAGTGACTGTAGATAATACATACTACACTGTGTGTTTTTCAATCACACCTTCAGCTGGTACTACCTGTACTGTATTTGGTGCAGAGATTCAGTATACTTCTCCAAACGTCGGTGTGAGGATCTAGTGCCTCGTCCAACGACTCTCCGAAGAGACGTCAAGAACTTTCTCCGCGATAAGCTGCTTCCTGGCCAGATCGCAGAGATTCCCTTGACGTTCTTCGCACGCCCGAAGGGAGAGAATCGTATTAAGGCACTCACTGAGCTCTCGCCAGATGAGAGCCCCTTCGTGAAGAATCTCAGCTTCTCCCCAGATTCGATGTATGTAACTCGAAATGGAACGGAGCTGGTAGGTGGAGCAGCAGCGACGGCTATCTGTGGAGCGGTGATCTTTAGCACACGGACGAGTAGTGATTACATCGTTCGAGTGACTACCACTGGTGTGGAGTACTGGGGTGGAACGACTTGGACAGCGTTGACTGGTCCAGCATTGACGCTTGCCCAGGACACCAGAGTAGAGTTCACGGTCTGGGATGACAAGCTGCTCTTCACAGATGCAACTACTGCTCTGTACTCAATCAACTTCGCTGATGGTACGTATGCAGCGATTCCAGGTGCAGCTGTCGGTCGCCATATTACTACCTTCGGTAGTAGGGTGATCGTCTCGTATATCGTGATAGATGCCAATCCAGCAGTCCCTGGTACGTTCGTCACTCGCATTGAGTGGTGTGTGAAGAACGATAACACAGACTGGCTTGGCCTTGGGTCAGGGTATGAGGATCTGTTGTCCTCGCCAGGTGGTACGGTGGATGTGCAGCATGGCGTGATTCCAGTGACGGACGTGGAAGCCTTCGTGATTCGGTCGAGTTCGATCTGGGTTATGAATACCACTGGCTACTTCGACACGCCCTTCCAGTTCACCTACCGCTTTGATCAGGGCACGGATGCTCCAGGTTCTATCGTTCGTACTCCTTCCCCTCGGGAGCAGGCTGGCGGTTCGCTGTTCGCTCAGATCATTATGCTTTCCACGGATGACGTAGTTGTTGTTCGGCCTGAGGGGATCACTCCTATCGGATTCCCGATCAGATATCAGTTGCTCGGCACGACGCTGAATCCTCGCAAAGCGATTGCTGGCTTCGAGCCGAGGAATAGAGAGTACTGGATTCACGTTCCGCCGCTGGCTAACAACAACACGACTAGTATCGTGTGGAAGTACAGGATCGATGATAACAGTTGGTATCACAGTGAGTATCCGTTCAAGCTGGAACGGCTGGCATTTAAGGACATCCTGTTCGCGGCTACCTTCGATGAGCTGACAGGAACCTTCGATGCGTTGACAGGGTTCTTCGATGATCTGGGTCTGGGTGCGAGACAGCCATCTGCTATCTTGGTCTCGTCCAGTCAGCCTCGAGTTATCAGGGAACGTGAAGGTGTGGTAGGAGATGTGACAGCGCTGGGGACAGCGACAGGCATCGCGATTGAGATTCAGACTGGGATGATCCAGCCTGATGATCCAAGAAAGGATCTCACCGTGCTGATGCTGGAGTTGCTGTATGAAGCAGACCAGTCAGTAGACGTAGACTTTGAATACTCTACGAATGGTGGGACTACTTGGAGTGCATATGGTAGCCTGACGTTGGCAGCTACTACACAGCCAACACTGGTTGCATACCGTAATACTCTCCATCGTCGTAGGATGCAGGTGAGGATGAAGTCAGATGACGGTAGCACTCTCCAGCTCCATGCTCTGTACGTGAAGGCCGTGAAGGGCTCGGATATTCACCAGTAGTCCAACATTGGACATCTATGGCCCAGATCAGCAGAACCGTCATCGAAGTAACTCATACCCTCCGTCAGATCATTGATGCTGTGATGGGGAAGTTGACGTTCGAGGAGAACATCTTCACCCATCAGGTAACGATATCTGACTCAGGCACAGCGAACGTAGAGATCACTGTTCCACATTCCCTCCAGTTCATCCCCACAGGCTTTATCTACGATATAGACAGGGCAGGTACTGTCTATGCATCCAGACGATCCGCATGGACAACCTCACAGATGTTCGTGAAGTGCAGCGTGGCCAACGCAGTCATTACGATCCGAGTCTTCTGATCGCTGAGTTTGACCGTTGGAAGGTCCAGGAGATGCTCTTCACACCGGAGAAGATCTCTTGGTTCTGGACGGAGATGAATAAGTACAAGTCACTCTTTAGTGACCTCACGAAGGGGGACTTGGCTAACTTCACGGCTATGTTCGCTCAGCCGGATAGTCTCTGGTTTGAAGTGCTGGATGGGAATGAGGATATCGTAGGGATGTTGTACATCCTCAACATGCACGAAGTGATCGACTGTGAGGTTCACATCCTGTTTTTTGATCGGCGGCCAGCGGAGAAGGTCCTGCTGTGTAAGCAGGTGGTAGCATGGGTGTTTGAGCGCTATCCATTCCGAAGGATGACGGCTGTCGTACCGTCAATCTACTACCGCACGATCAAGCTCGCGAAGAACATTGGGTTTAGAGAAGAAGGCCGGAAGCGTGAATCTGCGCTTCTAGGCAACAAATGGGTTGACGAAGTGATACTCGGCATCCTTCGACACGAGGTGGTCTAATGGGCGGTTCAACAAGAACTTTCAGTCCTAACTCCCGGCAGACAGACGCTTTTCAGAATATGCTGTATCAGGGTATTCTGAATGTTCGTCAGCCTGGCAACACACCAGATTACTCCAACCAAGGCGCTTCCTTCAATCCGAGTTCGGTAGGTCGGAGAATGGGTGGGAGTGTGGCTTACAGGCCTTTCGTTGGGCGTTCGCCTCAAGACGAGTATGGAAGACCTTTGAATGATCCTCTAGGTTTTCCGATTGACTATACGAAAGTTCCAGGGAGTCCTGAATATACTCCTTGGAAGCCTCTGCCTGCTCCACGTACACCTGGAACACTAGGAGCCCCAGGATCAGCCTCGGGGGGAAATGTAGGAAATGAAGGTGCAAGATTGTTTTCTGGCGTACTCAGGAGTGGACAAGCCCAACGGAGAAGTGGTCCTCCAACCACCCTGCCAGGTGATCCAGGTCTCATCATTCCGAACACTGGTGGATACACCGCAGGTCCAAATGATCCCTTGAGAACCAATCCAGATGGGTCGCCTCGGACTGCTGTTCCGCGAGATTCAGCTGCTGCTGGTGGTATTCAAGGTATCATTGATCTGATGCAGCAGATCTTTGCTGTATCGCCTAGCACAGCAGGTCTTGGAGTAGGTATTCCAGATCTCCCAACGTATGATACAGCATCTGCTGATGCCGCAAGTATGGATGCTGCTAACATCAACGTAGATCCTCGCTATGGGCAGATCATAGATCAGATCATGCAATCGGCTGGAGGCGCTGGTCGAGGCCTTATAAGTCGTGGTGCTAGTGGGAATGGTACAGACATCACCGCACCTACGATTTCGAGAGAAGGCACTACTACGCAGTCTGCTGATGAGATTGTACGGTCTATCATGGGTGGGAATAGTATGTTTACCAACAACATCCTACCCGCGTATAATGATCTGTTCAATACCCAGAACGCTCTGGCCGCTGCTACCGCGAAGGAGCAGGCTGGAAATCTGACGGGAAGTGGCTTTGCGAATAGCCTGGGATCAGCTCTGAATAGGAATACGTCGAGTCAGCAGGCGCTTCTCGCGGATGTGCTGAACAACCTCGTTTCTCAGGAAATCGGACGGCAGGGTGCTGGTGCGCAGTTGGCGACTGGCATGAATACTGAGGAAGCTCGAATGAATCTTCAGGGGCAGACTACATCCGCTCAGCTTCGTCAACAGGCGGAAGCTCTTAGGGTTCAGGCAGAAGCTTCTGGTCGTTCTGATTTGATGGCTGCAGCGAATTCAATGCAGCAACAGGCGATCCAGCAGGCTGCGTTGGAACAGCAGGCGAACCTAACGAACGCTGGTATGCAACAGCAGACGGCTTTGGCCAACGCTGGATGGGAGAATACTGCGAATAGTGAGTACTTCCAAGCTGGCGTGAATCGTAATCAGCAGCAGGCTCAGCTAGACCAGCAGCGTCAGCTTGCACAGTTCGCTGCGGCGAATGGCATGAGTATCCAGAATGCACAGCAGATCATGGACTTGATCAGGATGCTCTTTGGCCAGACTGGCGGATTCAACACCCAGACGTCTGGTGGTGCTGGAGCGGCTCTTCCAGGTATTGCCCAAATCCTAACCGCCTTCATGTGAGGATATAGACCATGACAGTTCAACAGGTTCCAGGGATTTGGGACTATCTTGGCCAAGCCTTCGGAGTGGTAGGCGGAGGGCTGCAGGCTGCTAAAGCTGAGAAGAAGGCTGACACTCGATATGAGGAAGAGCGCCGGCTGAAGAAAGTCCTCAGCATCGCAGAGATGGTGAAGGCGGGTCTGATGGATTCCACCGCAGCGAACATGGATCCTGATGTGAGAGCATCAGGGTACAAGTTCTCAGCGACCCCACAGGAGACCGCTCGGAATATCATGAAGAGCCCTCTGGGAACTGCTCAGCCTGCACCGGACATTAGTAAGTATCTTGCTCCAACAGGGATTGGAAGTATGCCGACTCCCATCGGGCAGACCACGCTGAATAAGCCATGGTCTCCGGAGGAGAGAGCGTATGCAGGGATGCCGTCTGAGGCTGCCATCGCTGGAGATAAGCTGGCAGGAATCACGACTGGACTCAAAACGAAGTATGTCCAAGGTGGTGATGTCACTCCTCAGCAGGCTTCCGCTATCGGTGTGAAGACACCTCTCCAGATTCAGGCAGAGCAGCGTGAGTCAGTAGATAAGCTGGTAGGTAGGAAGGCTGAGGAGCATATCGCTGGTGTGCTCAACAGCATGCCCAACCTGAACACGATGGACGCTGCAGGGCTTCGTAGAAATGCCAAGGCCATCACGACTGCGGCATATAATAACTATATGCAGGAAGCTCAGCGGACTGGGAGTCTGTCAGGACTGACGCCAGCCGATCTAGAATACACGAAGTCGACTTTCGAGAAGGCGATCAGGGAATATATCGACACGGCAGAGAAGGGTGCTTTCGAGCTGAAGAAGGCCGCGATTGGACGTGGGAACGACCAGATGGTGGCTTTGTACAGAGAGCTGACTAACACAGGTGAAGGGTATGATGCAAGGTTGAAGGTGATTCTGTCTGACCCTCTTAGTCTTGCTGCTACTGCAACACCTCCAGAGAAGTTGAATCCTCAACTCCGTGCTAGACTGGAGGAGATTGAGAGCCTGAAGCGAGCTGCTTCTACATACAAGTCAGTCGCCAATAAAGTGCTGGCTGGTAAGGTGGCGCCTAAGGATATTGATACTCTGTTGAATACCGAAGGTACTAGTAGTGGTGGCCCAGACATCGCGGGCATGACACAGATGATTAAGTCTGGTCAGGCTACCACAGCGGATCTAGATGCCCTCGTGACGGCAGGACAGGTGACACCTGAACAGGCAGCACAGGTGAAGGCTCAGCTTGGGATGCAACCAGCTGCTCAGCCCAAGGCTGCTCCTGCCCAGCTTCCTAAGCCTAACATGGGAGCGAGTGATACTAACTCTGGGACGGCATCTGCTGCGGCCGCTCAGAAGAATGCTAGTCAGGATGAGAAGCGGAAGGCAGGTATTGATCGACTGGTGAAGCGGTATCGGATCTCTCGTGAGAAGGCCGCGGAAATCTACGATAGACAGAATAAGTAGCCATGACAAACCCTCTCGCAAGATTCGTAGGTTCAGGGAGCCAGCAGCCTGTCAATCCTCTTGCGAAGTTTGTGCAAGGATCGGAGACTGCGGCTCCTGAGCCTTTTGCAGATACCGCTCTCGGTACGAGGTTTGCTTCACAGGAGAACATTCAGTCGAACATTGATAAGCTGAAGGAAATCAAGATGCGTGCTAGCGGAGCACAGCAAGCCCATCTGGATAAGCTCATCAAGGCGATGGAAGCACAGAAGGAAGGCTGGACGAGACCTGGCAGTGATCATGGAGTACTGTTCAACGCTGTCAGAGGTCTCGCTGCCGGCATCCCAGGTGGTGTGATTTCAGTCGCTGACCTTGCTCTGATGATTCCAGATCTATTCGGTTCTGAGATGGCATCACAGGGCAGGCAGGCTCTCGCGGAGCGTAGGGAAGTCATCAATCAGACCCTTGATCCTCAGGGTGGTGTTGGTGCTGTGGCAGAGTTCGCAGGTGAGATGCCTGCACAGATGCTCGCACTTGGACCACTAGCAGGCAAGACCCTTCAGGGTGTAGCTAAGATCCTTCCAAAGGCTGCTCCTCTCCTGACAGGAGCCGTCGAAGGTAATCTGGCCAAGCGTATGCTGATTGGTGGAGGTAGGAACGCTATTGCAGATCTTCCTATCTCCGCTCTTCAAGCCGGTACGATGCAGGGTTCTACACCTGAAGATCGCTGGCGGCAGTTCGGAATCAACGAAGCAGCATCCGCTGCCTTCGGTGTCCTTGGTCCTGCACCCCGCTCAGCAAAGGCAACTGCGGGGGCGGGAAAGACTGTGCCAACCGAAAGCACGGTGCCAGCCGAAGCTCCGAGTGGCACGCAGATTCTGGACGAGCTGGCTGTCAAGCAGGCGGCAGTCAAGGCCAAGAGGGACGAAGCTAAGCGTCTCCAGAACCTCGCTATGGCCAAGTGGACTCAGGAGAACGGTGGGAAGAGCTGGAAGGGGGATCTTACAGACGAGCAGAGGAAGGCTTACGTTAAGCAGTTCCTCGCCGAGCATAAGGCTGCGAACCCTGAACCTGCGCCGGCAGAAGTCGTTCCGATTCAGGAGACGGCCACAGCTCAAGCTGAACGGGACCTGGCTGTCGCTCAAGCGATGGGGTCTCCGAAGGTTATCGAAGCAGCACAGGCGAAGGTGGAGACGGCGGCAGCGCTTCCTCCACCTGCGCCTCCGGTGCAGCCTACCACTAGTCCAACATTGGACAAGCCAACGGGCGGCGTGAGTCCTAAGGTCGCTGAGGTCCTCCGGAAGAAAGAACTCCGTGCAGCGTTCGAAGCGCTTGGAGCTCCCTTCAATGCGTCCGCGCCAGTAGATGTTCTCGAACGTCAGCTCGCTGCCCTGAACAATGCGTCAGCAGTCTTCGCTCCTCAGCAAGGTCCTCTCCAGACTCGTGCAGGGATCGCGGCAGGAGAGACTGCCAGCCCGAAGATCATCGAGGCTGTCCGCGCCCGTGGCCTGGCGATTATAAAGGAGCTCGATGCTCTGCCAGAAGGGACTCCTCCTGACAATCCTCGGGCTACTCAGCTCCGTGCTGAGCTTGCTGCTCTCACCGAGCAGGCTGACCAGATGGGGATTCTTCCTCCTGACACTCAGATTGGACAGGAGTCGTTCTCTCCAGAGCTTGCCAACAAGCCGACTGTCTTCGAAGGGAAGGTGGCAGGAGCTGAGACTCCTATCACCGTCGCAGACATTGCTTCCCCTGCCGTCAAGGATATTCAGACCGGCCAGGTGACGTCCGGTGCTATTCACGCTGATGCAATGGCTGCTGCTGGTAAGCCCCGAGAAGCCTTCATCCAAGGCTATGTCACGAAGGATGGCCGCTTCATCGACTATCCCGCCGCTGACGCTATCGCTGCGA